ATGGGTTCGGGGTATGAGGTCAACTATACCTTCGGCCGGCAAGGGCCAATCGGCGTGGTCAAGGAGACCACGCTTGCCGAATTGCTTCAGCGCTATGCCGACATCCTGTGGGACGAAGGCAGGCACAAATACAATGTGAAGGCCTTCATCGGAGAGCTCGACGAGATCTTGCTCGGTGCCCGTTTCTCCGCCTTCTCGCAGGAATTGCTCGACGGCCTCATAGGTGCGCTACGCAAGCGCGGTAACAGCAACGCGACCATCAACAGGAAGATGGCGGCGCTGGGGAAGTTGCTGCGGAAAGCGTACAAGATGGGGGACATCCACAATCTGCCGGAATTCAAACGTCAAAAGGAAAAAGCGGGGCGCCTGCGCTTCCTGGAGGCCGACGAAGAAGAGGTGCTGTTCCGCGAAATCGCCAGCCGATCGGAACTCTATCTGTACCTCTCGATATTTCTGGTGGATACCGGTGCCCGCCTGGGCGAGGCCATCGCCCTCAAATGGAACGATATTCACGAGGGCCGGGCGACATTCTGGGTGACGAAATCGGGCCGCAGCCGCACAGTCCCGCTTACCGTGAGAGCAAAAGACGCATTGAAGCGCGTCGCGGACAGGTCGCCGGGTCCATTTTCGAGAATCGATCAGCAAAAATACCGTGCTGTCTGGAACGCCGCAAAAGTGGATGCGGGCCTCGGCAACGAAGACGATCTCGTTCCCCACATTCTCCGGCATACCTGCGCCTCGCGCCTGGTCAGAGGCGGGATCGATCTCAGGCGGGTTCAGATGTGGCTAGGCCACCAGACCCTCGAGATGACGATGCGCTACGCGCATCTGGCCTCCCATGACCTCGATATGTGCGTGCCCGTACTCGAGCGTCATCTCAAGTAACGGCGCATAAGCGCCGGCAGCAGCGGGCTGGCCCTACTGCATGTTTCCTTCAGTCCTAATCGATCGAAGAACAAAAACATGCAGCAGATCAAAGTGCCACAGCGATCTTTGCGCGTCTGATAAGACGCGAGGCGCTGTAGCAATACTCCAAAAAGAGAAAGCCCGGCTTTGAGCCGGGCTTTCCTTCCACTGACCGAGGTCAGGTCAGATTAGAAGTCACGCTGCAGGCGGAGGAAGCCGAAGACTTCTTCGTCGCCGTTGTCCTGATCTTCATAGTTGATCGTGAAGCGGGTGGCGAGACCTTCGGTGATCTGGTAGTCGGTCGTGATACCAACGCGCCATGCATCGTCGTTGCCGAAGTTGTTGTTCTCGTTCACGTTACCGAAGTACTGAGCGCCGGGGGTGATGGCGAACTTGTCGTTCACGTTGAAGCGGTAGGACGCAGCAACGGTCCACTCGGAGTCATCCCAGTAAGCGTTCGTTTCGGATGCCCAGATACCAGCGATCTGGAACGTGCCCGGGCCGAGGTCTGCGGAGAGCAGGGCGCGGATCGCGCCTTCTTCGGCTTCCGTGTCGTAGCTGCCGAGCAAGTCGAAAGCAACGCCGCCGAGCGTAGCGGAGACGATACCGGTAACGCCGACACCGTTGTCCTTCGTCGTTGCGCCTTCAAGTTCGTCGACCGAGATGCCGGCCTGGAACGTGCCGCCATCGTAGATGTAGGCGAGCGAGTTGAATTCGGTGAAGTTGCCGAGCGTGTCGGTTTCGCCGTTCAGACCCTTATCCCACCAGCTGTAGAAGAAGCCGGCCTTGAAGCCGCCGAGCTGGATGTAAGCTTCGTCGACGTCGATGAAGCTATCGCCTTCGTCGGTGTCGTTGTCGGCGTTGAACTCGCCAGCGAAGAAGCCGGTGAGCGTACCGTATTCGGTGTCGCTCTTGGCGTCGAACGAGATGTAGGCGCGGGAGAACATATCCCAATCCGACGTACCGCCGTTGTCGTAACGGCTGGTTACCTCGTCACGGCCGAACGAGCCCTGAACACGGATGAAGCCGCCGATCTTGAGGCAGGTTTCCGTGCCCGGAATGTAGAAGTAGCCCGTGCCGAAAGCGTCGCAGACGCGAACGTATTCCATGGGCTCCGGCTCGGCAGCGACGATTGCGTCGGCAGCCTGGGCGCCGGAGACTGCTGCGAGAGCAGCAGCGGAGCCGAGAAGAAGGCTCTTGATGTTCATTTCTGACCTCCAGTCAAAAGTTTCAAACGGGTCTGGGTTTTTTTTGCTGAAGGACAGCGTTCCCTGCCCCATCCCCAACGTTCAAGAAGTCGGACGATCAACCGCCCTTGCTTCCGGAGTTGAAAATACAAAACCGGGTGGGGCGCGCAACGACCAACTTACCAGATCGACTCCTTTGCCCTGCCCTTCCCTGATCCCTGTTGCTGAAACGACACAAAATCGCCCCAGACGGCCCGAGGGAATTAACAAAGCGTTAAGAAAATCCTTTAGCGACGGGGGTTTAGCGAGAGGTCACTCCCGGCCATCTGTTCCGGAAAGGGGCAAAAAATGGCCAGAAAGGGGGATAAAACCGGGCAAGAGCGCTCCGCGAGACCGGTCCTTGCGGAAGCCATGGGCACGCCGATCGTCGGTTCGCGCGGATGGTCGAGGTGCTTCCTGGCCGATTCCCGGCAGAATCAGTGCGCAGGGATTCGCGAGTCGGCAGGCACCTCGACACAGTGCGCGCTCGCCGAGGCAATGGGTTCAGCCAAGCATGTCATCAAGCAGCAAACTCAGGAACGTGACGGCGGTGGCGGGAATGGGAATCCGTTCGATGAACTGTTCGGACCCGGCGGCAGAGCCATTTGCCATTGAAATTTGAGTTATAGAGTGGTACATATGCCCATCGTTGGAGTGAACCTGTGATCGTAGGCTTTCGGGACGACTGGCTTCGGACCTTCTTTGTGGACGATGTCCGTTCCCGTAACATCCCGTCCGATCTTGAAGCTCGGTTGTTCCGCAAGCTCCAGATGATTGACGATGCCGCAACCGACCAAGACTTGCGCGTGCCGCCCAGCAATCACTTCGAGAAGCTGCGCGGCAATCTGGCGGGGCTGCATTCGATCCGCGTCAACCAGCAATGGCGGCTGATCTTCCGCTGGGATGGGACGCGCGGAGAGGCCGACGGGATTTCTGGACGATCACAGCTACCGATGAAAGCGAGGCGAACATGCTGACCACCAAGCGCAAGCCGGCGACTGTCGGCGAGATACTGACTGAAGAGTTCATGCGGCCGATGGGATTGACGCAGGGCGCGCTCGCCGAGGCGATGGGCGTCCAGCGCAAGCACGTCAACGAATTATGCGGCAACCGCAGGAACGTGACGGCGGCGACGGCGCTGATCCTCGCCCGCGTGTTCGGCAACAGCCCGGACTTCTGGCTCAATGTGCAGAGGCGCAACGATCTTTGGCTGGTGATGAATACGCCAAAGGAACGTGAGCGGATCGAGCGCGCGCGTCCGTTGGAGAATGCAGCCTGAGCACCGTCATGTGGACGAAATTGCGGGCGTCTCTGCATCTATGCAAGGAGATCAACATCTGCACCGTGCTGGCCGGGCAGAAGCTTGGAATCAAAGCAGTCGACGGAGCCTGCCCCGGACTTGATCCGGGGTATTGGCTCGTCAGCTTCATGCACGATGATCTGGGATATATGACCTGGAGCAGAGAACTTTGCAAACCATCGACAACCCGTTCGGCACGAGGTTGTCACCCATGTCTTAAGGACGAAGTGTTACCCATGTGTCCGGGTCGGACAGAATGGGCCGAAATAAAATGGCGGAGAAGAAGGGATTCGAACCCTCGATACCGTTTCCGGTATACTCCCTTAGCAGGGGAGCGCCTTCGACCACTCGGCCACCTCTCCGTTAGGAGGGGAAATAGCCGCAAAGCCCTTGTGCCGCAAGGGCTTTTTTCATTTGTTCTCACTTATTCTTTGTTTTCAGTTCGTTACGTGAAAAACCGGAACAGCACGCGAACAAACATCACAGTCTGTCAAAATACAGCACATATAAAGCACAGTGGCGTTTTCGGTCTGTGCTTTTTTCGTTCCGTGCGCAGAGCGTACCACTCATTATATATATGTGTCCATATACGGACGCCCCGCAACCCTCCAGTAACCATTTCGCAACACTCTAATGTTCCACGAGGCCATCCCAACTGGCCTAGTTGCGTCGTAGCCCGAAAGGCGTATTAATTGGTGCGGGCTTAGTAACCCTGACCGTGTATAGGCGCGCACGCAAACCGTGCATGCCGAACCCTTGCGCAGCTTAGCGGCTGGCGCATTCGCCTTGGCTTGAGGGCCGGGAGCGGTGCGTTATGTCCAGGCTCCTCCGGCATGCCGGAGTGCTAAAGGCCACCGGCATGTCTACACGGCGTGTTACTAACTCCCGGCTCGGCGCCGATCGCCGAATCTAAGGCGGGAGTTGATGACGAAAATGTAATGTTGAACCCCTAAATTTCTACTGTTGCGCAAATCATACAGCGCAACCAGACTAATATACGAAGGGACATTACCAAGGGCTCGAGATATCGCGAGGGGCTGCATGAAATGAACTTTGAATTCGATGAAGGGCAATGCGTCAACCACTCTTCAGGACGCATGCCATCGATCGTCGTAGGGCGGGCAAGGACCGCCAGAGGCAGGGAGCAATACCACATAAGAACGATCGCGGTCGGCCCGCATCGTTTTCACTGGATGCTAGGCGACGTGCTGGTTCCCATGACAGGCGAGGAGGACGCCTGCGCAGGTTGCCGAATGCGGAACGTGTGCCCGCGAGCCGCCGAGATGACGGCTGAAACGGAAAAAGAAAACGCCCAACCAAATGATTGGGCGCTGCAATTGGTGGCAAACTAATAAGGCAGAAATTAGCCCGCAATGCGCATGATGCGCCGCATGCCGCGAAAGACGGTTTGGTGGGCTTTTATTTTTCTCCGGACATGATTTCCCGACGTATGTAGGCTGCGGCGAGCCTCACCTCTCCGCTTTGCAGGTCGTCCCTGGCCCACTTGTCGGCACGATCCGCGCAACGCTGACGCTCTGCGAGGATGGCGCGGGCAACGTATCCCTGCATCGGAGAGAGCGGGTCAGCGAAGCTTTCACGCACGCACTCTCTCGCTGCCATCATAATGTCTTCCGGTATCGTCACGCCGCCCACTTCCGCACTTCCTGCTCGACGCTGGCGTAAAGGTCGACCATCCCGCCGTCGTTCGTGACAACCGCATCATGCTGGCCGCAGCCTGCCTCGCTGGCATGCTGGCCGGCAATACCGCCCCTGCCCTCCAGTTTGATGATCATGCCGCCTAGCTGGCGGACGGCTTCTGCTTCGTTGGGGAAGCGGCAGTCGTCGACGACTACGCGGCCGAAACTGTGAGCCATAATATCCAGTGCTCGGCTACGCCAGAGATTCACCCATAAGTTCTCTCCAATCAGGTTTCTCCCAAGTTCGGTACCCATCGCCTGCATCAGGTAGCGCGGTGTCTTGCCACACAACATTTCGCAGGGCTCCTCTTTTAGATCCCCCTCAATTTGCTCCTCGGAAAGCCCAACGGCGCGACACATCGCCTTCAACGGCCCAGCGAACTTCACCAGCGTATAGCCGTGCCGCTCGACGAGGAAACGAGTAGCCGTCGACTTGCCACTGCCCGCCGCGCCAGTGAGTGCCACCAGGCGCGGGTAGTTGTCGTTGGCTGCTTCACGGCCGGAAAGGTGGGCCATCACCTTCGGGTAGCGAGCCATCGTCTCTCTGGCAAATTCGCTATAGTCTTCAATCTTTCCTGCCGGCGGAACGTCGATCAGCTCCTTGCCGTCGGCGCTCCACGGACTCCAATCGTCGCTGTCGATCATGTTGTCTCCTCAGTGGTGGTTGGTTTCTTGAAGCCGCGACCATGACCCCAGTGAAATCGGTCGCAATGCGGGCAGCGGTAGACCATCAGGTGCAGTTCGCTCTCACCAGGCAGCGGGTTGTTCGCGTACGCATTTTCAGCGTTGCGCCGCGCCTTCTTCTTCGTCTTGTAGCCCCGCTTGCCGGTGATTACGCAGATCATGGTTATTCCTTGAGAGCAGCGTCGATCATGTTCCTGTATACGCCCTCCGCGTCCTTTTGCGGATTATCGCAATCTGGCATGTCGCCTGCCGCAATCATCTCGTCAGTCGGCTCGCGCATGGCATCGATCACGGCGCGTGCCTCCGTCATGAACTGCCCGCGCTCGTCGCCGTCGAGACTGTCCCAATCGTTGAATTCATCGTGGCGTGCCGCGCATATAGACCTCGCCACCCGCTCAATCATCGTGCTCATACCTTCTCCTCTTCTTTCATTGGCACCCTGCGGCGCGGCTCTTCCGGCGCGGGTGCAATCGGCTGGTTTGGATTTTGCAAGGCGCGCAGGCTGGCCAAACGGTCGTTGACGAGCGGGCGGAAGCGACGAGCGGCAAAAGGCGCGTCCTTCATCCCCCAGGCCTCGCCGAACTTGCTATCGACGCCTTCAAGCTTCACGCCGAAGTAGTCGCCGAAGACGTAGTGCGTGGCCATGCCTACCCACCTTATCGTGTAGACGGTCCCCTCGGTGATCGCCGCATCTTTGACGACGGCGCCGCCCTCGAGCGGCACTTTGTCGTCGATGCAGACAACCTCCATGCCCACATGAAACTGGTAGGTCATGACCATGCCACCTCTCGATAAGCCTTCCATTTGTCGATGAGAGGCTGCCAAAGATCTAGTTGATCAGGCCAGCTTCCTCGTGGCGATGTTCCGCATTCTGTCAGGTCGTGACCTGAGAGGACGTAAAGCATGAACTCGACGATAAAGCCCCTACTCTTGATCAGTTCGAACGTCGTTCCATCGCGAACGGCTTCAAGCACTTCGATCATCAGATCGTCTGACTCGCTTGAATAGCTTCCGTCAATTCCGTTGATCACGTGCCGCCAGGGGTCGAAGAAGCCCTCGACGTCGATATCGTCAACGCTTGCCGGGAGAGGCAGCGCCAAGGCTGCCTCTAGTTTTTCGCGGCGAATGCGTGAAAACTTCTGATACGGTTGTTCTGTCATGCCACCTCCCTAAGCGCGGCCAGCACGCCAGCCAAGAACGCCATCGTAAGCGCTCCGGTGCGAATGTCAGCAACCGCCAGCGCTACCGAGAAAAGGCCGAGAAACACGGCCGAACCGGCGCAAATAGCCTTCTCCATCACTCCATCCCCCTCGCTCGACAATCCATCAACGCCTCGAAGGTAGCTAAAAACTCTTCCTCCGCCTGCGCCGGATACCAGCACCTGATCTGCACGCCTAGCGGATCCGAGTAGCGCGCGTGCCAGTCCATCGGCACCATGTTCATGAGCTCGTCAGCGATTATTCGCATATCAGCCTCATGCACCACGGCAGGCATGTCTGCGGCCAGCCCGAACCGCTCGCACACAGCAGCCATCACCCTGGATTCAGCCTCCTTGTATCCCGGCAGGTACGGCTTGACGGGCCGTGGCACGTCGACCAAATATGCCTCCGAAGCATCGTGCAACAAGGCCCAGAGCGCCACTTCAACGCCTTGCCAGCGCAGATGTCGCGCAAGGTGCACAGAATGCTCCCCTACAGAATAGAATCGGTGGCAATGGCCCGCATAGCGGCATTGCAGCGAGAGGCTGTGCGCGATGTCCTCGATGAAGACTTCGTGCGGTTGCGGATCCATCGGCCAGAACTTGCGGCCGGAGGCGGTTTGCATCCAGTCGCCGAGGCGCTCGTTGAAGGCTGGCCGAGGGGGGGCGTGGTGCGTACCGCTGGCCGCGCAGTTATCATTCGCCGGAATGTACTTGTCGAGCGGGCCGAAGGTCTCGGCGGCGACGTCGTTATAAGTTTTTTGCGGAGAGGTTATAACCGGCTCGTATCGGTGGTGCCACGTTGGCAGTGCGCTGTTGCTCATGCCGCCACCGCCTTCACCGGAGCCTGCGCAATCTGCCAGTCTTCGGCAAGCTGGTCGGCAACCGTCGGCACGTAGGGCTTGCGCCCCGCGCCCGCCTCGACGATCTCAAGGTATTCAAGCGGCGTGCCGCGCTCTACGATCCGCACAAGGCTGCCGACCGTGCGCCGTGCAGCGCCACCTCTCTTCATGGCCTCAATGGCCTGTCCGTAGTTCATGTTGTCTCCTCTGTGGTGGCTGCTGCCGGTTTGGTGAGCCGGCAGCAGGTGATACATTTCCTTGTATATTAGCAGCTATAATATGTGGTTTTGTATATCAGGCTGCCTTGGCGGCAGGAGTGTTGTCGTTGGCTGCTTGGTACCGACCAGCAACCATTTCCGGCCGCAGGGTTGAGCGTCCTACCTCGCCAAAACGCTTCGAATACGTGATGACTTTGGCCGACCGACCTGACAGCCATCCACCTCCAGCTGCATAGGCGTCAGGCGCGGCGAGCGTTTCGTGGCGCTCGACGTACATGAGTGCGGATTTGCGGCCCTCATCCGAGTGCAGATGCCCAACATGCGCAAAGGCGTATTTTGAAGCGCCGAACTGCTCACGGAACATGCCGGCGAGCGTTGCGTCGACATTATTGATTCCGCGCTTGTGGCCGTGGTGAAACATGAGGAGCGTGTCGCCCCATTTGTACGCATAATAGAGCATGGGGCTCGTATCGACGGTGACACGCGGCTCGTTCTCGTAGATCGTTGCCAGGAGCTCGCGCACCCAGACGGACGACGCCGGATCGTGGTTGCCGGATGCCATGACGACGTGGACGTGCTTGTGTTTCTGCAGGAGCATGTCGATGACGCGGCGAAGGGTGCGGATAACGACCCGAACGACCTTGTGCAGGCGGCTATCCGCATCCAGCACGTGCCTGTGGGCTGGCGTCACGCTCTCAAGGCTGTCGTGGTGCAGCAGGTCTCCCAACTGCGCCAGAACCGCAGTGTGTGCCTGCGGAGCGCCCGCCACAGCGGCGGCAAACCAATCCAGCAGCAACTGCTCAGCCAGCTTGAGATCGTAGTCTGCGCCCGTCTCCTCGCGGTGGGCAAGCATGCCGAAGTGGCTGTCCGTCACAACGAACTGATTAAGCAAGTCTTCCTCGACGCTTGCCGGTGGCAGCATCATCGTAACGCGCGGCAAGTCTTCCTTGAGCGCCTCGACCATCGCGGCGAAGGCTACTTGCTGCTGCTGCGCGTCCTTGCTCTCCTTATTCCACGTCAACAGAACGCGGCCATCGGCGTCGGCGAGCACAGAACGCGCCTTGATGGCTAGACCTGCTGGCGTCGCGTACTGCTCCCCCGCCGCCTTCGTCTGCTTGATCCAAGCCCCATCCGCCGTCTTGCTGGCGATCGACTTGATTGCGTAGCCAGGGAGAACGGGATCGGTCCCCAACATCCCACGCTCCGCGGCCACTTTGAGACTATCGCCCATCGTCGACTTGCCGATGCCTAGCGCTTGTGCGGCCAGCCGTTGGCTGCCGTGCAGTTTATAGGCGGCGACTCTTTCCTCGAGTTGTTCGGTGGTGAGGTTCATGCGTTTTCCTTTTTTCGGATCGACAACAATGCAATGACGATCAGCACGGCGCATACTATGGCGTCCATCAATCCTCTTCCGGCCCCAGCCGATAACATCCATACGCGCAAACGGCGCAGATCAGTGCGAACGCAGCGCCGCCGCACATGGCGATTTTTGCTAATTCCCAGGCAATCGGGCTCACATCTCCACCTCATGGCCAAGATGCTCAAGAATGCGCTTGAACACGTCTTCGCGGTCGTAGTGCGTGCCGCTGTGGCAATGCGCGGCTGGCTCAAGATACAGCTTCTCTATCGTGACGCCGTCGATCGTCACGCGCGCGCCGTCGGCGTAGTTCCCACCGCACGTCCCGCAGTCGCTGTAATCGGATAGCCATTCGATTTGGATCTTCATGGCAGCAACGCCCTTTCTGCCTGCTTAGGCGGCTCAGGCGTGCCGCTGTCTTCGGAGAACCCTGGCGAGCCGTCTTGGCCTACGCGTATGGCAATACCACCCTCGCCGTCGGCCATTCCGTCTTGTGCTGCCTGCAGTTGGTTGGCTGCCTCTGCGGAATACGGCAGGCGGTAGAGTCGTGGCTCTTCGCCGTCGAGCAGAACGTAAATTGCCACATCCACATCAATACGCGCGCCGAGCACTGTGTGCTTGCCTGGCGGCGGGGCTAGCGGCGTTGCGTAGCTAAGCGGCAGGAAGGCTGCCGGTAGCGTCAGCGCGGCGACGAGGGCGAACATGACGGCCTGCCGCCTGCTGCCGAAGTAGGCGATGATGCCGACGGCGATGACAAAGGCGAGCCAGAGGGCTAGGGAGTGGGTCATGGCCGTCTGCTCGCGCTGTATGCGGCAAACAACGCAACCCATGTTGCGGTGGTCGCCAATAGGTCAGCAGGGCGGAGAGCGTATGCGACGCCAAAGGTCGCCATGAAAATGAACGCGCTCCAGAACAGATCAACGGCAAACCTCTTCGCCCATGAGATTACGGATTCCTTGCTCATCATACCCCTCCTACGTTGCTAAGCGGCTTGAAGACCGACGATGCCGACCCAGCCACAACCTTCCCGCCCCGAAGGCGAAACCGTATTGCCGTGCGTTCTTGTTTCTCGGCGACCAGCGTGACAACGCCTGTCCAGACGGCGCCACCTTCGACGAGCCGCACTTCTACGTCTACGTTGACCGGCACCTTTCCCGCGCAGCCGAAGCACTTGACGTTGATGACGTACTCACCGTCGGGGAGGCCGCGCGTGAAGGCGCTCTCGAAATTAAGCGGCGTTGAGTCATTGGCAGTGCCGAGGTCATCGCGCAAAAGTGACCACACACGGCCCGACTTGTTCGGGTAGCCCACCGGCTTGTCGTCGGGCGCGGAGACCCAGAGATCCACGTCGATGGCCCCAGCGGGCCACGCCGCCGAAGCGACGAGGTTGCCGGGGGGCGTGATTTGTGGATCTGCCTTGGGATTCACCTGCGAAATGAGGACGAAGATGAAGAAAAGCAGGACGCCCATGAAGTTGAAGAGGGAATCGAGCTTAAGCATGGTCGAAGCTCTGCTGCGCTTCTTCTTTCTCCCGGCCCACAACCCGACCTACCGCCCACAGCCACAGCATCGCAAGCGCGCCGGTTATGGTGGAGCAGAAGGCCGTAGCCATGCCACCAAACAGCGAGTTGCCTGCCGCAATGACGCCCTCTGCGGATTGCAGCGAGCCGACATCAACGCCAGCCAGCCCGATCGTGATGCCGACCAGCGTGCCGACGAAGCCGAGCGTTTCGCAGAGCCAAGCGGCTTGCGGCAGGTGGCTACGGCGGCCCGCGAATGCGGCGGCAAGGCTGGCGACCAGAATGGCGGCGATCAGATAGCTTACGTATGAACCGTCGCCGTTAAAGACGAACTGCGTGTAGCCGAGCATGGTGGCGGTGACGACGCCAGCCGCGAAGATGGTGTTGAGGATGATGAGACGGGAGGTGGCCGCAGAAGGCAGGGGCAATAGCATCACGCCACCTCCCCGCCAAGCATCTTGCAAACCTCGACCGACGGCACGACGTAGCCGAAGCCAACGAGCGATCTTGCGTAGACGCCAGAGTCGGGGGCCACGTTGCCGACCAGTTCAAACGGCGCGAGCATCACGGCAGAAACGACGCCGATGACGCGGCCGTCAGCGAACACCGGGGCGCCAGATTGACCCATAACGGTCGTCATGTCGGTCACGTAGACCGACCTTGCGTGCGGCATCTCACGCGGAGCGCCAGCAATGCGACCGAAGGCGGTGATGAATTCTTGGCCGAGCGGATTGCCGATCGCCGATATTTGCGTGCCGACAGGAACCGTGCCGCAGTCGATCTCGGCCGACAGCAGTCGCATATTCGTCTGGAGGATTGCGAGCTCGGTCTTGGTGTCGACCTTCACGACTGTCGCCGACGAGATGCGGCCGTCGTAGCTCTTGAGGGAAGCGGTTTTCGCGCCGTCCACGACATGAGCCGCGGTAATGATGCGGCCGCCTCCGATATGGAAGCCGGTGCCCTTGCTGTTCGGTCTTTGGATGAGGACCGTTGCGGCATCGGTGACTGCCGCGCTGTAGGCGGCGCGCTCGACGGCGACCGTTATGGCGGACGGCGTGTGCGGGCGGTTGATATATGCGGCGGCATCCGGCGCGAATACGGCAGCGCCGGTTAAGGCGAGGAATGCAGATGCATAGAGATATCGTCTCATCTTGGTCTCCTCTGCTGGTGGTGACGCCGCTGGTTGGTGGCCTACGACGGGTGCGCTTGGTAGGCGCGGTGGTATCTTGCAACATAAAAGAGTTTTACAAATTTGTCAAGCAATATTCCGCCGCACCTACGCAGCCCCTCGCCGCCTGTCGCCCTCACCTGGCGGCACGAACACCACCGACACAGACCGCGAGCCACACCGCGGGCACCTCAGCCGGCTGGCCAACATGGCAAGCGGGAAGTCGCGGCCGCGCGTCGACACCAGCGTCAGCATGTCGAGATCGTAGGTCCATGTGCAGCGGCGAATCGACTTCAAGCCTTCGCGGTTGCCGTATGCGCACCGCGCCTTGAGTTGCCATCCGAGGCTGAATGCTTCGCCAATCGTCTCGACCATAGGCCAGAAATAGCGTCAGAACAAAATGAGAACAAGAACGGTAAGCACAAAAAAAGCCCCTCCATTTCTGGAGGGGCAAGGAACCGCAGCATTTTGTTGTTTTATTATCGGTAGGCGTCAGTAAACGAATCGCGCCCGCGCTTTATTAACGGCTGGCGCTACGGCTCGTCGTCCTCTCGAACGCGCGATCTAGGCGCTCGTGCAGCCCGTCGATTCTGTTGCCTACGCCCTCGATGGCGCGGAGCAATTGAGCAGTCTGCTCTTGCATGCCTTGCTTGGTGGCGTACGTGACCGCGACATGAAGCTGATGGGCAGCCAGATCAACGGCCACCCGCTCCGCCTTCTCCTCCGCCGCCTTCACGCGCCCCTCCGTGGACTTCTCGCCTTCCTTCACGCGACTATCGATCTTCCACCAGATGCCCCAGCCAGCGCCCGCAACGGTCAGGAAGAAAAGAACCGCCTTCATTATTTCTTCAGGGGTCATCTTTTCAGCACCCCCGCCAGGATCTGCGCGCCAGCAACTCCGCCGCCGACATAGAAGATATTCGCGAAAACCACGTCGGCGTATTCCTTTAGTTGCGGTGGCAAGGCTGTCACGTCGGGCAGCGAGCCGTTCGCCAGGCTGTCCGTCATCCCCCAGCCAAACCATGCTGCGCACGGAACGGCGGCAATCAACCAAGGAATCCAGAACGCCTTGTGCTGCATGCCTTGCTTGACGACGGAGGCTGCCTCGATGCTGGCGGCCATCTGTGCTTCGATTGTCTTTATCTTGATATCGGCCGCGATGCGCTGCGCGTCGTTGGCTGCGGCAAGGCGGGCTGCGTGAGCCCGCTCGAGTGCGCCGACTAGGTCGCCGGTAAGCTTGCCGGCTATCCAGCGGATGAGCGCCAGCATTATTCTTTGGCGGCCGTGGCCGCCTTCCACTTGGCTTCAAGGATGTGCCAGAGCTCAACCAGCGCGAAGCTGATAGATCCAACCGTGGTCTCGATGGCGCGGATCATCTCTTCGTCAAGGAGGAAAGTGTCGGCAGTTTCCTGCGATATGTAGCCGCGCATCACCATCCAGAAGAAGAAGAGGCGGAGCGCGATTCGGGTATAGGCGGCAATCATTTTCCACCCCTTAGAATTTTGATGAGGATATTGACGAGCGCGGCCCAGAATCCGCCCTTTGCTACCGGCTTTGCAGGCGCAACAACCCGCGTGCCGTAGCCCGCAGCCTTCAGCGCCTTCTCGAAAACAGCCGCATGGCCGGCGATCGTCTTCGCCTTGTCCGTGCCGTTGATAATCCGGCGCGCGCCGACGTAATCCGCCTTTGCGCCGATGTAGTCCGCCAACTTCTTGCCGGTGAACCAGCCTTCGGTCATGCCGACGAACATGATCTTCGCCGCGATGTCCTGCCGCATGGCGAGATTGAAGTCGCGCAACAGCGCGCCCTTCAAGCCAAGCTCCCTATCGGCGCGCTCGTAGTTCGAGTCCCACGTTAGCTGGACATAGCCGCGCCCATAGGGAACCTGCCCGTACTTGCCTTTGACGCCGTATTTTTGGCCAGCGCCCTTGCCGTATTCGGCAATCGGCTGCATCGTTCTGGCCGTCTCGTGCAGCGCCGTGGCGAGCATATAGGCCAGATGCGCCAACGGTGTACCGCGCCGCTCTGCCTCGTCTAGAATCGCGTCGACGCCCTGCACCTGGCGCTCGGACATCTTTCCGGCGAACAAGGGCGAGCGCACCGCCGCGAAGAATTTCGCGCGATCCATTGGTGTCTCCTGTGTGGTGTGGTGGTGGTGGTGGTGCATTGTGCCTCGTGCTTGCAAATCTATAGTTGCCGCGCCAGTCTTCTGCTTGGATGGCCAAACGAGGGTGCAGACATGAAGCCCGAGAACGAACGGAACGAGATTGATGTGGCCGTTGGCCGAAACATTCGACACGCAAGAGAGCGGCGCGGCCTCAGCCAGAGGCAGCTCGGCGAAATGATCGGCGTTACGCACCAGCAGGTTCAGAAGTACGAGAGCGCAGGGGACCGCATCTCAGCAAGCAGACTGGCTGTAACCGCCCGCTTCCTCGGCTGCAGCATCAACAAGCTTTTTGCCGGCGTGCATGTAGGCTTGAAGAGGACGTCAGGCTACAGCGCCGAAGCCCTGGCGGTGGCCGCACTCTTCGACCGAATCCCCTCGGCAGAGAAGCGCGCTTCGGTCGTTGAGTTGGTCGCATCGCTCACGTCCGAGGAAGGGTGATCGCCTCCATGGCATCATTTGGTTGCAAAGCTGGAGGACGCCTCCTATAAGCGTGCCGCACCTGAATTAGTTGAACTGGGCGGTATCCTTTGGCTCTTGCCTGACTTCAGTCGCAATTGCGGCTGAGATGACGCCGTCCAGCCAGAACCGAGCGGCCCGACCTCCCCGGAGCCTTCTCGCGATCTCAACCCGTAGATGATTAGGCGACGAGCGAGATGTCAGTTTTCATTTTCACGAACCTGATTGCAGGAGTAACCGGGCTCGATAAGTCCGTCATCAACACGGCCAACCTCCTGGCCGACGCCGGGCACGACGCGCACATCCTAAATTGCGTTGGCAGTCACGGCGGCTTCCTGTCCACCGAAGCTAAATTCCCGATCAGCCCGGATGTCCATCTGCACTCTCTGCAGGCAATGGCAGTGCAAGGAGGCTCCCAACTCCACAAGAAGTTCAAGGGCGCCTTCTCTATAGTTCAGCCTCTCCTGAAGGCATCCTTCACGGAACACGACCTGTCAGTGATAAGGGAAGTAAACCGGCAGCTCGCGCCGACCGACCTAATCATTTTCACCCATCCCTTGCAGGCGGTGCTTTACCTCCGATCGATTGGTGACAATGTGCGCCGCGCCCCAACGATGTTGCAGATCCACGGCAATTATGCCGAAGAAGCACATAACCGCGAACTGCTCATAGAAGGCTTATCCTGCATCGATCACCTCCAGATCGTTTCCGAATCCATGCGAGACGGCATCCGTGAGATCACGTCCCTCCCCGACGAGCGGATCCACTACATTCCGAATGTGCACTTCCCCACAGACATCCTGCGACAGCCGCATGAAGGCTTCGCCGCCGCGATCATCGGATCGCTGCAGGACCGGAAGAACCAGATTGATGCCGTTAGAGCCGCAGCGCGCCTGCCATCGATAAAACTCGATGTCTGGGGCAACGCCGGCAATGACTACGGCAAGTTCATTCAGAACTACGTCAGCAATCTTGACCTGAACTCCCGTATTAAGATGCGGGGGCTCGGGTCAGAGCAGCAGATATACGAAAGCGCTGACCTGGTCGTGATAACGTCCAGACATGAGGGCTTCGGTTACACGATGATAGAAGCCGCCACGCACCGTATCCCGACCGTCGCCTATGACTACGAATACGGCGCCCGCGAATTCATCGAGGATGGCGTCAACGGCTTCCTCGTCCCCATGGGCGATGTCGATGCCCTCGCAGACAGGATGGCCACGCTCTCCGAATCCCCTTCTCTCTGCAAGGAAATGGGCGAAGCGGCTCTCGCTACCTTTGAGGCGAAGTTCTCGCCGCAGCACATCCTTTCGCTTTATGAGCGGCTTATTGATCGAAATGGACCCGTTCGAAAACACCACTTCACGGAAGCTTTCGTCCGGGATGGAGAGCAGCCTTTTGACCCCTCATCCATCACGATCCGCAAGCGCAACCTGTTCGGCCTGCACTACAGCAGCGAGATAGCCATCGCGCCGATCAACGGTCAACGGTTCGACCTCTACATGATGAAAGGGAAAGGCAAGCCGAGGAAGGTCAAGACGTTCGACAAGAATGGCGTCGTCATTGCCCGCGTGCCGAAATTCTCCTCCCTGCTCAAGCGAACCCCGAGCAAATTCCTTCTTGCCGCGAAAGCGTTTGATGGAACCTTCTCCTACGTCATGAACACGACCAAGACCGGCAACGTCGAACGATTGTCGGAATTCAGCCGATCGGCCCCGAGCGTGAAATCCTGGCAAGAAGGCTTTTCGGAGCAATCGGTCTTCGTAACCGGTAAGGGATCACACCTTCGCTACCATTCCTACGAGCCTATTCGATCGATCAGCGATGAGACTGGGCAGCCGATCAGATTCAAGACTACCCACCTGAACAGGAACGGCGAGCATGCCCCGTACCTCGCCTATAGCGGCGAGTTCTCCAATCTCACCATCCGGTACAACTCCGGCAAAACGGTCCACGTCGCCCCTCCCCGCATTACCTATAAGGAACTGTTTCTGAAGCTTCTCGACGTCGAGAAGGACTATTCCCTCTTGCAATACGAGCTAGGTGGCTTCCGGCCATGGGAGCTTATGAGGGCCTCCGTACTCGAACACCTTGCGATGGCATTTGGTCTATGGGACCTGCACTTCGACGGGAGCTCGAACGCCAAGCCGTCATTCACCTATGTCGGCAAGAAGATGATTTCGCAGGCGCCCTCCGCAGAGCGTCTTATTTTTGAGTTCCCCCGCAAGGGAGACGTTGATTACAAGACCCTCCCGCTTCGCACCGGCAACGAGATCATCATCGAGTACCCGCAGGCCTACGGGTACACCGTTGATAGTCACATCAACGGTCCAGTATACCCGATGCATGAGTTCTACGGCGCCCGCAAGCGCGTGACCCTCGCGAGTGATCAGAAGTACCGCGGCGACTTCTTCGAGCCGATATTCGCCCGCGAGTTCGGCATCGACATGTCTTTCGGCGACATCGTCAGCGGCCGACTTCTGAAGTTCAAGCAGGAGCATTATTTCTGGTCGAAGGTATTCGACAGAACGCATTACTCGGAAGTCATCATCCCCAGCGCCTACTGGTCCGCAGGTATTTGCCACGCAGCCAAGCAGCATGGAATGCTGGTCAGCGACATTCAATACGCCCTGATTGCCTACCTCCATCCGACCAACACCTTCTCAGCCAAGGCGTCATACACCCCGGACAATATCTATGCTTGGTCGCCTTATTGGGCAGAGAGCGCGGTTAAGTACCGTCAGAAGGCTATATTGCCGCGCAAGCTGCCGGAAGTGATCCCGATCGATGCATCCTTCGACTTCTGTGTGATGTCGCAGCCGCGAGTCAAAAAGCGCATCGCTGATTTCCTCGTGACGCTGGCAACAAGACTCCCAAACAAGCAGATTTCCTATTGCCTCCATCCGGACGAACCGATCGAGCAAGCCTTGCGGGATCCTCGCATTGCCAGCTTGAAGAATGTCAAAATATTCCGCGGCGAGACATTCAACATCATGGCCCACTCGGACATTTGCATCGGTGGGTACTCGACATCCCTTTACGAAGCCGCCTATCTTGGAAAGCCGACCTACGTGATTCCGGTTCCGGGTTGGGAAGTTGTGGAGCAAGGTGTCGAAGAAGGCATGTTCCGTGTCGTCAACGACCCTGACGAACTGGTTCCTTTCGAGCAGCCCGAGATCGCCAAACGACTCTTCTAGGAGACAGCATGACCCAAGCTGTGAAACCCGGCGACATCGTCCACCTCAGGATGACCGGCGAAAATCTCCCCGTCGTGACAGCCGATGAGGCCGGAAATTTCACCTATTGCAAGTCCTACCGTGCTTTCGGCGGCCCAGAGGTAGAAGTCCGGCTTACCGGAAACGCCAAAGACGGAAGCGTCCAAATAATCAGACGCCTCCGCCCGAAGGATTAGTCGCGATTGTCCGACCACTCGTTGTCGATACGAACATCGACCATGAACTGCCTGTTTACGGCGGCCCCTGCGGCGTCATACGTGCGAACTTCGAAGCCTGTGTTCGTCTGGTTCCATACTGCGCAGTAGTGCGCGCCGGCGTACGTCGTGGCCACAACGTAATAGTTCGTGTGGCCAAGATTGACGGCGGTTCCATCCGCATCCTGAAAGGTCAGCAGGTAGACGCCCGTTCCTGAAGTCGACCCCGCGAGGCGAAGGCCACGACGGAATGTCCGCTTTACCAGCGAGCCGTCGGTATTGAAGTGGCCACTTAGGTTCGTGACATCCTCTGGCGGCCAGTAGGCCAATACGGGCGTATCACCGAACCACCCTGAGATGTCAGGAGAAGACCCTGAATGCAGGACGGCGTCTGTCCCGATGTAAAGGCGCTGCAGGAAGGTAGAGGGCTGCCCGCCTTCATTCTTTGTCCCTGTCCCGAATTGGTCGCTCCAGAGAACGCCAAGGACTTCCCCGCCATCGGCGACGTAGATGCCGGGCACGCCGTTGGCGTTGCGATCCTGGACTAGATAGTCGGTATAGTGCAGGTCCTGCAGGTGGATGTGATCGAACCCAGCGCTCGATGGATTCTTGAAGTCGTCCCACGTCATATAGAGCAGGTAGAGACCGACAATCGGATCTGCGTCGACTGTCGCCGGCAATCGGCTACCAGACATGATGCCGTAGACGGCATTCTTCCCCGGCACCTTGCGGATACCGATCGGCGAGGCAGCCCCGAACGGGGAAGCGGGGCCGGCAGCAGTTACTGCGGATCCAGCAGCAGATCCGAACGGCAGATACCAGCGACGGTAAGGATAGCCGCCTTCCGTCCGGATGGCTCCGAACATGTCACCCGTTGCATGGTCGATATCGATCGACGCCTCGAGGCCTTCCGTGAGCCCGCCGATGCGGGCAACAGACGCGACGGCACGCGGGGCGCCAGTGCGGAAGATGTTGTTGATCCCGACCAAGCAAGGCCCGGAAACACCTCCGCCATGAATGGTCACAAAGATGTCGCCTGCGGTGTTTCTGCGGCCGGCGATCCCCGACACTTGCGTCGGCATGGTGTGACCGAGAGCGGACGCCGCAACGATGGCAGAACCGAGGCTGACGCCGCTGAAAGTGATCTCGGCCCAATCATCTTCGATGAACGTCACGTTCACATCGATGTTTTGGTCTGCCGTTGAAGTGGCGTTGGACCCAGCCGTCACGCTGAAGTTGGTTTCGCCCCCTTCAAGAACAGTAAAGACGCCGGAAATGGAAAGGCCTCCGACTGTACCCGAAGCCTGCTCGAAGCGAACTCTATCTCCAGGTTTGACGCCGTGGTTGGCGTCGTAGACAACGATTGTCGGGCTACCGTTCGTCGTCGTGATGCGAAGTTGCGGGTGTGGAGAAGAGCCGCCCCACTGGCGATATTCATTGGCTCGCTTGCCGTAGAGTTTTAGCTCTTCGACAGCGCCTCCGACCGTCTGCAGGAAGGTGGACATGAGCCACTGGCCATCGACGTTGTCGACAGCCATAGACATTTCGCGCTTGCCGTCCGAACGCTGAAATAGAGCCTTCGGATAATCCTTGAACGACGCACCGCCGTCGCCAGAGCGGCGGGTGAGAACATATTGGCTGGTGTCCTCATGCCCGGAGCCGCTGTTCATCTTCACCAGCAGTTCGCCGGTAGGTTCGTAATAAGCCGGTCCTCCCTGCGGCCACCCGATGTACCGCTCGTTGGGCATCAGGTTGATTGGGGCTCCTAGCGGGACGAGAGTGTCCTTCGCGGGATAGAGAATGGTGGCCGCATCGTCGGCATTATCGATGACAAAATAACCGTTGACGTAACGGTTGCCCGTCTTCTTTGCGGAAACCTTGTATTTGCGCCCCTGAAGATCGATGACCCGACCAGATACAAGGGACTCAAGCGTCGTGAAATTTGCATCATCCGACGTCGTGCCGTTCTTGTTGAAGTTCCGGACGAAGTCGTAGGAGTTATTGGCCGCATCCTGCGCCGCAGCCTCCGCGTCGGCTTTTGCTGCCTCTGCTGCCGCTTGAGCGGCTTCTGCCGCCGCAACGATAGCGCTCGATACCTGGTCGTTCAGAAGCCTAAACGCGCTGCCTGACACAATGCCAAGCACGATCATGCCCGCGACTAGGCCGCCAGCCACAACATCGTTGTTGGTATTCGTCTTGATCGTGAGTGCCGAGCCGCCGTTGAAGCTGATCGTTACGGGAGAAGCGGTGTTGGCTTCAAAAATGTTTGTCCACACGAGCGCGCTAGACGAAACCGGAATCGAAGTCGTCGCCTGAATGGCGTTAGCCGTACCTGCGCCGACATCGCTTGCAATAATGAACGAGAACGGCAGATCCGCGCGACGCGTCCAAGAGCCAACACCAGAAGCGCCGACCTTGCCGTAAACGCCGTTATTGGCGACCGTCGCGTCGCCGATGACCCACGCCATGGTGTTGGCGGCATAGGCAAGGCTGGCATCGAGCGTCGCCTTGGACGAGAAAATCAGCCCGCCGTTTGCGGTAAAGGCGTTGATCAGCCCCTCAACCCATGCGCCCCAGTTGCGCATGTCGTTCTTTTTAATCTTATGCGACCCAGACGACGGCACACCATCAGTTTCGTAGTCGCGGAAGGCCTCTGCTGCGGTGATGGCCATGCTTGCTCCATGTAAAGAAAAAGCCCGCGCGAGGGCGGGCTGCAAAATCCAAATTGTGCTGTCGGCTTGGTGCCGCTAAGTCACGACATACGACCCAGTAGCGACTGCCGTGCCTGTGACGCCCGACGGGTTGATCGACAGCAGCCAGCCGTAGTAAGTGCCCGCTCCCAGGCTCGTGACGACGCGAAGGTCAGTCGCGCTAGGCGGCCCGTATTCGGTTGCCGCAAGCGTTGCCGTTCCCAGGTTGTCGACGGTGTTGATGTAGATGCGGCAGGCGAAATAGTTGCTGCTGTTCGGCGCGGTCCATTGGAATTCCGCCTGCCCAACATCTGGCGTCACAGACACACCCGTAACCGGACCCGGCGCAACCGGATCCGCCGTAGCAGTCAGAAGCACGTAATCGGTCCACTCGGACTTCGTGCCGCCGCCCCATGCTCTCAGCCTGACGCGGTATTCCTCGCCGTCGACGAGATAGCCGGAACGAACCTGCGTATCGCCAGCAACTGAAAACACCGACTGCACGCCCGTCGAGCCGCTGGTGCGGTCGTATTCGAGCTCGTAAGTCAGCGTGTCGTCGACGAAGGTCCACGTCGCATTGATGAATGCCGCCGTGGCGCCGCCAGAAACGACTTCCGTTTGGATCGTCGGAACGAAGCCCGTCGGGACCGGGACGCCCTCATCGGGCAATGGCTCGACGGACTCGCCAGGCTCGCCCTCCTCCGTTGCGGCGTTGAAGGCGTACAGGCTCGGTGACACGATAATGCCGGAGAACGAAATGCGCATGTTGCGCAGATCAATCGTCACGCTCGATGTGATTTCAACAACGGCTTCGGCCAGCCCCCGGCTAGGGTAGTGCACCGTCACGAAGCGCCGGTAAGGGATATCCCTAACGCCGTCTGCCGTGTAGTCCGCGACCACCGAGACGCGCCGAGCGTTCGCCCTGACAAACGTCAGCTTCTGCTTGCGCTGGCAGTGGTTGTGGCTCTGGATTGCCGCATTGTCGAAAGTCCGCGTGCGCTCCGTGTTGTCGTCAACGACGGCATACGGGTCGCCATAGATCGCGGCGTCTTCCGTGATGTAGTCCTTGGCCGTGTTGACGTACCGCCCGCGAACGCCGAGCACCGTGTTGGCGCGGCGCTTGTTCTTGTCGACGCGGATGCTGTAAATGCTCTTCGCTTCCAGCCGCACGTCAGGCGTCACGAACTCACCGGCATGCACGCCGATCTTGCCGTCGGAGCGCTCATAGACGACGAGTTCTGCGGCCTCGTCCATGATGCGTCCGACTTCGATCGGGTCGTTGCTGGCGCGGAACCAGAAGCCGCCGTGATAGCGCTTCTCCGTTGCCCCGCTGCGGTTCGTGACGTTCTGATCGCAGACGTTCGCGGCATTCGCCCAATCGGGCAGATACATGTTCTCGTAGGCCATCTTGCCGCCGACCGGGTGGCAGAGGTGCCAAAGCCGCATAAGCGCCAGATTGCTCGAGAACTCCCACGTCAGTGGGTTATTATGCCGGTGCGACCCAGAACCGCCCTGCGTGCTATCTTTGCGCGGGTCGTAAAGCAATGCTCCGTCGCCGACCGCCGAATGCTCCGGCATCTGGTTGGGGTAGACGTCCAGAAAGTCTTTTTGATCGACAGTCCTGCACGTCATATAGACGGACGCGAGGCCGTCGCCTCGGCAATTGTTATCCCAAATGGTCGGAAAGGCCATAACAACGTCGGAATACGCCGTTTCGGCGTTCAGCCCGAGCTTCGTCTTGATGTGAACGAAGCTGACGCCATCTTTGTCGTAATGCCCCGGCTCGGTCACGCCACCATCGACGTTCAGCGTTGCCTTCTCGTCGTGGAGGTAGTGGGAGACAAACGCATGTATGCGATGCCCCGCCCACACCATGATGTGATGAGCCTTGCCGCCTTTCTCCTCTAGAAAGACGTAATCGCTACCCTTCTTGACGCGCCCCAGCACGTACGGCAGCGACGGCACGCTCTGTTTCAAGTTGTAGCTGCCGTCGTCTGGCTTCGGCACCGCAGGCTTGGAGGCGAACGCGCCTTGCAGCGCCAGAGCTCCGGCCGCGATACCGCCGTAAAGCAGCGCCGACGTGCCGAGATAGAGTGCGTTAGCAAGGGCCGTCGTCGTCGCCAGCGAAGACACGATCAGCGAAATGGTCTCAATGATGCCTGGCAAATTGGTAACTCCGCGTCCGCGGCTACCGGATTTCCCAGGCCGCAAGAGTTTTCGCCGTCATGCGACCGAAGCCGCCGTGCATGCGCACAAGCCAGCCACTGCCGTCGTGGATGGCGCCGAACTGGCGATGAATGTTTGATGGGCTGCCGATGACGCCGATGGCGCCCCGCTGCGGGTGCTGTATGCGCTTGCCGCTAGTGGGCACACACGTGGCCACCAACGCGGGGACGCTGCCCGATGCTGCTATGATGGCGCGGAAGCCTTCTTCGCTGTCGTACGCGCCACGCAGGTGCGCCGCAGGGTCGGGATGGCCAAGCCAGACAGCCCAGTCCGCGAGCACCATGCAGCAATCAACCGTTCCGGGTTGCCAAGGGCGAGCGTTGTTGTCGGCGAGGAAGGCAGCAAGAGTATCCGCAAAAGGCGGTTCGGCCCCTACCAGTTGGGCCATTTAATCGTCTGATCCCGCATCAGCGGCACGCGCTTGCAGAACTCGTCATCGGCCGCCGACGGGTTCAAGAGTGCTGCCCGCGCCCGCTGGTCGACGTCCGAAAGCACCGCGCCGTTTGTGACGGTGCGCAGCGTAAAGCGGTTCGTGACTTCGATGTTCACGACCGACTTGATTCCGTCCGCGGTGGACTCATCGGCAACATCGATGTTGTCGATTTCGCCGGTAAAAACCACGATCGGATCGCCGTCGGGCTGCTCGTCCTCGTCGAGGATCTGCAGCTTCACGATGAACGGAGAGCCTTGCACGCTGGCCGCCTCGTCATACTCCCAGATGCTATCCGCAGCCGACTGGCTCACCGAGATCAGCGACAGCGCCAGCGTGAACGCCTCGCCGTTGATGGCGGCCTCGAGCGACTGCAGCGCGTCCTCTGTGAACTGCGCCGGCCGATAGAAGTTTCCGTCACCGTCAACGAACGTGCCGCCCGAGCCATCCCAAACGCGAATTGTCTCCTCCGGCAACTCGACGTCGCAGAGGATGCGCAATGACTTTATCGCCATGTTTCCCCGCTTAGGCTTGGTTCCAATAATCAACCGCCTCGACAAATGAGACAGACGGCAACGAAAACTTCCCGACCGCGTTCTGGTCGATGTCCATGCCGCGATCCTCCGCCAGGTGGCAGAGGCACGTCGGCTGGTCGAACTCGAGATCGGCGCCGGCAGGAATGAGTTCGCGCACCGACGGCGAAATAGGCACTGTCCAGATGTCGCCATCTATCGACGTAACCGGCCCCGTTTCGTAAAGGGCGTGGTTGTAGCTGAAGCGCACCCCGACAAGGTTGGCGTCGGCGTTGATGATGCGCAGCCGGATCGACGTAGCGCCTACCGCCGTCACGCCATCGGTAACGACCGATATGGCGCCCTGCGTGTATGGCGTGTCGTCGTCAAACGGGCTGTCGTCGCTGTGGTCCGTCTCGATAACCGGCTCGAATTTGCCGGAGACGTATGGAGCCGACAGCGACGAGCGAACGCGCACGGCTATCAAGCCGGGGCGTCCGCCGAGTTTCTGCCTAATCGCATTCCACGTTTGCCATTGCTCGCGGTTGCGGTTCTGCATTACGATTGATGAATACGTGATGCTCCAGAATCCGAGGTCCGTCCTCGTGCTGGGTTCGATGCCGCCAAGCGTTCTCCCGCCGGAGCGGGTGAACGGGACGAGGTCAGCGCTGGCCGATTGCGGCCTCAAAGTGCAGAGCGGCCATACTATAATTTCGCTCATCGCCACTCCGCTCCGGCTTTATTTTTTTGATGAGCAGCCATAACGGGCACGACGTTTTGGTTGGCTGCTGACACGATCTTTGGCGCGGCCGTGGACACGGTGCGCTGCGAGACCTCTTCGACAAAGGGGAGCAGATTCCCGTTGTTATCTGCCGATACGCCAACGGTTACATGCACGGCCTGTTGACCGGCAGCGCTGCTACGCTTCGGGACGGCGGGCGTCTGGAACTTCACCGGAATGCTTCTGCCGTCAGGCAGCGGCACTGCCGCCTCTGGGCCTGCCTCTCCGAAGATTGCCGCGGATCGGGAAACTCCGCCTCGTGCAAACTTCTTCAATGGCTGCGGCCTGCCGCGGGCTGCTATGCCGCCCTTAGCAAAGCCGAAGATGCCGCCGAACAGCCCGCCAAGTATGCCGCCGCCGGAACCGCCTCCAGTTCCAAAAACGGAGTTCAGTGCAACGTCGATGAGCTTGTCTACGACCTTATCGAGAGCACCAGCCAGAGCTTCTGCGGCAGACTTGCCGCTTCGGAGGTCCGAGATAAAGCCGCTGGTTATGTCCTTGGCGGAGTTCTTGAAATCATCGGCCGCCCTGCGCACGTCCTCTTGGCTCTGCTGCAGTTGCTCGGCGCTAGACGCAGCCCTCGCGTAACCTTCGGCCAGAGAGTTGATGCTCGCTTCAAGTTCGGGTGTGATCGTCAGGCCGGCCTGCTTTGCCGCATTCAGTAGATCTTGCTTGGCGGCAGCGAATTCAACGGCGTAGCCGAAGTCGTCGACAAGTGGGTTGAGGCCGGCTTGAGCGGCAGTTTCGGCCTGGATAGCTTCGGTGCGCTCTCTGATTTGCTCAGTTTCGCGCTGAAACTCGTCGGCGCCACCGCCTCCGCCGCCTCCGCCGCCACC